CTTACAGAAAGATCTCGGAGGCGAGTCATCAACCGACCCGGACTCTCAACACGAAGTGAAGGGTGTGCAAACACCAACAGCCCCGTGGACAGAGGTCAAGTCGAAGAAGCGACGAGCACCAGGAGTACCAGTAAGGGTACAACCGGTGTTGGACATGGAACAGTTAAGGGCCAAAAGCCCTTCAAGTTCCCTAAACAGTGTCCCACGTGTGGAAGCCAAGCGTTCAGCCACTATCACCAAGCCATCTATTGTTACCGTTGTAACACCGAAACGAGTTACAAAGAGAGTCCCTCAGGTGGGTGGACCGAGTCTGGTTGCTACTCTGCGTCATAATGCCGGAGTGGAACGTCCTGATGATCCTGTATTGGAAAAGCCTATTAAAGCAGTTTCCTTACCGGATAGAATCGAAGTCTCCTATGCTCGCAAGGAGATGGGACGTGATAAAAGGTCTAGAAATACTAAAGGACCAGCATTAGTCTTCGTTAAGGGAAAGGTGTTGCCCATCACAACCCAGCCTAGTCCCAAGTTTATGTGCGTTGCGGATTCCAGTTTATACTGGGAGACGCTTAGGCAATTTAAACTTGCTCCTAGGAATACCGTAACGATGAAGCAAATGTCAAGCTACATTCGTAGAGCTATGAATGAGTGTGATCTTCGTGATTTCACTTCTGAAGAGGTCTACAATATGGAGATGGACATTTTAGAAGCAGCGATGCATGTGCCAATCCGCGAGGCTCACATGATAAGGGGACTACGTAATTTCGATGATGTAGAAATGATGCACGACCATAGCGACTTTGTTACCAAAGGCGATCTAGGTCGAGTCCCTGTAAAGACGTGTTTCAGTTGTATAGGAGGTACCAAACAGCAGTACCTCCCACGTAAACCAACAACATGAGGCGACGCTGTCCTTCCTGCTATATGCACTCGTTCGTTACCTAGAGTGCAGCCCCTGTTGCCGGGGTGCAGTTTCAAGGCGAAGGACATTCCGTGTGACAGCACTAGGTCCACACGGAAGCTGTTCGACTGGTCTGATTGGGACCAGTCTATTGTTTGGACGCATGCGAATTGTGTTCATAACGAAACTATTGCACTATCACAACGTCACCAAGTCGATGACGGATCGAGATTCAATAAGGCTGTTTTTCCTGAGTTTATGGAGAAGCTTATGCGATTGAAGAAAGATTGTGAACCCATATCCAAGTTGGCCCAAGCCTCTAGGTATTCTGGAGCTAAGAAGAGATTAGCCCTAGATGCTATAGAGGATCTGAAGGTCAATGCGCTGGATATATTCAAGGATTCGAAAGTCCGAATGTTCATTAAGGATGACAAGTATCACACGCCTGAGGTTAAACCAGGGCGCAGTATACAATTTAGGTCTAAACGCTACGCTATAACCTTGGCACAATTCACTACACCCCTTGAGGAAAAAATATTTTCTCATAGAGAAGGTGGTATTAGGGTGTTTGCCAAGGGACAGAACCTACAGCAACGTGCAGAGACCCTTAGACAAATGTGGGATAATTATGTTAACCCAGTTGCCTGGAACCTAGACCATTCAAAATTTGATGCACATGTTAGTCGTGAGCTCATACTTGCCGAGACAAAATTATACGGCGAGTGTTATGAGAATTCTGGACATAAGAATTATGTAAAGAATTTGATGAGAGCTCAAATGGTTAACAGAGGATCAACAATGAATGGAACAAAGTTCAAAACAGTCGCAACGCGTATGTCTGGGGATCAAAACACAGGGTTGGGGAATTCAGTGCTTAATTATGCAATGATTTCTTGTGTTCTAAAGTGGTGTGGCGTTAGAGCTAATATGTATATTGATGGGGATGACTCAGTAGTAGTCATGGACCAGTGTGACCGGAACAAGGTGGATGCCAAATTATTTGGTCACTTTGGGATGGTCACAAAAAGTGAGTTTGTTGACCAATTTGAACATATAGACTTTTGCCAGACCAGGCCGGTGTGGAATGGTCTTGAATATATCTTATGCCGCAATCCTGATCGTATCCTGTCTAGGATTAACTGGTTAGTGCGCAAGCAACCCAGTAGTCTAGACAGTGTATATTTGAAGTCTGTCTTTTTGTGTGAGTCAGCACTTAATGAAGGATTGCCTGTGATGGGTCCACTCTTTAGTCGTTTAGCTTCTAGTATCCAAACTCGAAAGAACAAACTTATGGATGTAGAGACCGATTATCAAGTCAAATTGTTGAACAAGGTAAAGGGAAGAGTATATGAGAGAGAGTGTACATATGAGAGTAGAGTATCCTTCGAAGAAGCGTGGGGTATTTGTCCAGAACGTCAATTGGAGCTGGAAAGTATGTACACACTCTCACCGGCTGACCCTGTGCCTTTGTTCTATGACTTGTTCCCTCGAACTATGGAGATGTGATCTCTTATTACGTGGTAGTAAATTAGTGAGTTATGACAAGAACAAAAACCGCAAAAGCCAAACAATTAGTGCGTTCTGCAAGAGCAGGAGAACAAAAGGGGCCAATATCTGACTTCCTCACACCTTTAGTGGGGGGGGTCCTCAATACCGTTGAAAGTGCCGTAACTGGTGCGATCCTTGGTAAAGGGGGCAGGGGTCGAAGAATGAGGAGTAAAGCTACCAGATCTCGCAGGAATCTGGATGCTCCCATTGCTCGATCAGCTCAGAATAGGTCTATTCAAGCTAACTCATCGAGAGTTGGGGGTGAGGAACAAATCGCTCAAGTTGATATTCCAGCAGGTACGCCTGCTGGGACTATCTTCTTTCAAGTGTTAGTTGCCGCACCTGAACTCGGAACGCGTATTCAGCAACTGTCCAACCTATGGTCCCGTACTAGATTTGAGGGGGCCACGTTAGAAATATTGGCTGCAAATGCATCCACTACTGGTGGAAGCTATGTGGTTGGGTATGATCAAAATCCGACAACGACCTATATAAGTGGTTCTGACATTCCGTCCAGGATAAAGGCTTTGCCTGAGGCCCGGACTGTGAATGCTTGGGAACA